CTGTAACAGATGATGGAAGGGTAATATCGGATAATAAACATACGTATGCTGGATATAAACCATTTTATCGTACTATAATAGCATCAGCAGTAGTTGATGATGAATTTAGAGGATTATAAAAATGCCACTACCTAAAAAAATAAAAAAATATTTACCCTTAACCGAATCAAAAGTAGGTTTAGCAAGAAGGGAGGAATTACTTGAGAAAATAAATAAGGATGGAACTTATTTACCTAAATCAATTTTACATGCTGATTTAGATGGTGGATTTTTAGATTTTGTCAAAGAAGAATTGAAACTTATAGTAGATGGAAAACTAATACCGACTATTGACATAATAATAACAACACAGAATTGGACTCAGTTTGTTGAAACTTGGGAGATACAAAACATTGACAAGAATGTTGAACCTCCATTTGTTACTGTCGTTAGAAAACCCGAAGTTAAGTTTGGGACTAATCCATCTATACTATATAATATACCGAATAGAAAATTATTTTTTTATGCTCAAGTTCCAACTTGGGATGGACAAAGAATGGGTATGGATGTCTACAAAATTCCACAACCAGTACCTGTTGATATTTCTTTTGAAATAAAAATAATTTGTAACAGAATGAGGGAATTGAACCAATTCAATAAAATTATTTTAGAAAAATTTGCTTCTCGACAAGCATATCAAGTAATCAAAGGACACTATATTCCAATTGTTATGGGTGACATTTCTGATGAAAGTGTAATGGATTTAAACAAAAGAAAATACTACGTACAAAGTTATAGTTTTACTATGTTAGGATTTTTGATTGATGAGAATGAATTTGAGGTTAGTCCAGCGGTAAGTAGAATTTTACAAGTAACGGAGGTTGATACTCGTACTACGAGGAGACGAAAAAAAATGGAGTCGATTGAACAACCTAATAATTTCAACTTGATTTATAATATTGGTAATAATACATTATCTCAAACCTTTAACTACACTACGAATCTTAACATTTTAGATATTATAAATGTTGATACATACGATGTTTTTATAAATAATGATTACTATGGTACTGATATTTCACAAGTTCAAATTAATACTAATGACGTGGTAAGGATTGAAATAGTTAAATTAAATTCATCTGAAACATCCTCGATGGTTTTGGGTGGACTATTACTTTAAGAGTCACCATAAATATCCTTTTTTTCTTTACACTTTTCAACAATCAATCTTTCCAAAAAACGATACATTTTTATACCATTTTTTTCACAATATGTTTTTAATATATCGTGAACCTCTATGGATATTTTTAAATTCTTTATTTTTTTCTCAATTTTTGACATAGTAGAAAAAAGGTAGAATTTATTCTACTCAATTTATTAATACATACTTAGAAGTAAAGTTTTTATCATTTTGTGTAATATTTATCTTAAAATAAATTACAAAAACAACAAAAAAAATGGCAAATAAAGTTTTCGTCTCTCCTGGTGTCTATACTTCTGAGGTCGATTTAAGTTTTGTGTCACAAAGTGTGGGTGTAACGACTCTTGGTATTGTTGGAGAAACCTTAAAAGGTCCTGCCTTCGAACCTATTTTCATTACCAACTTTGATGAGTTCACAACGTATTTCGGTGGTACTTCTCCTGAGAAATTTATAAACACTCAAATACCAAAATATGAAGCTGCTTATATAGCTAAAGCATATTTACAACAATCTAATCAATTATTCGTGACAAGAATTTTAGGTCTTTCAGGATATGATGCTGGACCTTCTTGGTCTATATCAACTGTTGCCAATGTAGACCAATCAACAGTTGGTTTTGATTGTTCAAGTGCATCTACTGTAAGTTGTATTACACAATGTGTAGAATATAAAGTTAGTAGTTATACAATAAATTTTACAGGTTGTACAAATAGTATAAATTCAATTTCATATACAACATCAATACCCGCACTTTTATCAGGTGACTTGTATAGTACGTATGAATTATTTAATGGTTCAACTTCAACAATAGATTCTGACATCAAAAATCAGATATTCAATATCTTGAATACACCATCAACATCCGCAACATCTATTAACTATTTTGGTACAGTATCAGGAAATACAGTAGAAACATTGTTATCGGCTTATACATCCCAAAATAATGTTTTCGGTGTTGATAATATTAATTCAGATTTAGCTGATTATACTGCCGCGGTAAATGATACTTGGTACTATGCAACTTTTGATAATATAGGAAGTGGACAATATTCTGGTTACTCTTTCTATGACTATGTAAATAGTTTGACACTTACATCCTCTAAGTCAAATTGTGCTTCTTTTGCTAGTTACTCAGTAAGTTCACCAACTATAGCAACTGTTGCGGGGTCAATCAACTACAATACAAATGTAATTAATGTATGTTTACCATCTACAGCAACAACTGCGGATACGACTGCAATGACAATTAATTTTAGTGCATGTCCAACAAGTTTGAGTGCGGTTACAAGTAACTCAGTAGTCCAATCAGCAACTACAACTGGATACAACTTTAGTTCTTTAACTAGGTCATATACAATTGTTTCTGATGATGGAACTGCAACTTCAGCTTGGACTGTTAATTTACTTTTCACAGACCCTTGTGGTGTATGTACAACGGGTAATACTGGCACAATTCAATTAGGAACAATAACCAATTGTTATAGTGGTAGTATAACTGGTAATATATACATTTATAGTGGTACTGCGTACACTGATTACGATGATTTAGTAATTGCTACACTACGTTCTAGAGGTATTGCGACTTATGGAACTGATGATGGTGCAGTTTATGAAGTTAGTGGATTAACTGATGTTGTTATGGATTGTACGGGTTCATATTCAGCTGTTACAAAAAATCCATATGCGACATTTGCTTTAAATGTAACAAACAAAGATGGTGACAACTTTACTTTTGAAACATCTTTCACTAATTCAGACCCTAAATATTTAGCTAAAGTTTTTGGTTCTAGTAACTTTGCAAAACCGAGAGCAACAACACCATTGTTTGTTGAGGAAAGATTCCAATCACTTTTAAACTATGGTTATAGAAAAGGTTATATTAGAGGTTTGAATTGTGATTTGATTGCATTACCAAATGCAAGACAAGAGGTTGACACAACTTCAATAGCTTTCTATTTAGAAAGATATCAATCACCAACGTCACCTTGGGTTGTTTCTGAACTTAGAGGTAATAAGGTGTTCAATCTATTCAGGTTTACAACAATCGCTGATGGAGATGCAGCTAACACTGAAGTTAAGATTTCAATGGCAAATATGTCATTTAATAATGGTACTTTCGATGTTCAAATTAGAGATTTCTTTGATAGTGACTCAAATCCTGTTGTTTTAGAGAAATTTACTAATTGTTCGATGAATCCAAATGAAAACAATTTCATCGCTAAGAAAATAGGAACAAAAGATGGTGAGTATGCTTTGAATTCAAAATTCGTAATGTTAGAGATGAATGAGGATGCACCAATTGATGCTTTACCTTGTGGTTTCTTAGGTTACAATATGAGAGAATACGCTGGTGCTAAATCACCTTTCCCTATATATAAAACGAAATATGATTTCCCTGGTGAAGTAGTATACAATCCACCTTTCGGTTTAGCCTCAGGTGCTGATGATGCTTTAAGAAGTGCTGGTGACAATGTAAGAAGAACTTACTTAGGTATTTCAGACACAATTGGTTATGATGTAGATTTCTTCTCTTACAAAGGAAAACGTTTACCTGGTTCAAGTATTTGTGATGCTACTACTGGCACTGATTGGTCTTATAGAACAAAAGGTTTCCATATGGACAAAGATGCTTCAGGTATAACTATAGCTAACTCATTCACTACAAGTGGTACAGCTGAGTTTTATGTTGGTAGTGGTACATTCACGAGTGACCCTAGTGATGAAACAAATCCATACTACAGAATATTTGCACGTAAGTTCAGTTTCTTGTGTTCAGGTGGTTTTGATGGTTGGGATATATATAGAGAACGTAGAACAAATGGTGATAACTTTATATTGGGTAGAAGTGGTTATTTAAAAGGTGCTTGTCCATCATTCAGATATCCAACAGCAACTGGATGGGGTGCATTTAAAACTATCACTGTAGGTAATACATCACAAGATTACGCAAACACAGATTACTATGCTTATTTATTAGGTCAACAAACATTCCAAAATCCTGAAGCAGTAAATATTAATGTATTCACTACACCTGGTATAGATTATGTTAATAATAGTAACTTAGTTGAAGCAGCTATCGAAATGATAGAGTTTGACAGAGCGGACTCAATTTACATCACAACTACACCTGACTACAATATGTTAGTACCTACAACTGGTGAACAAACTGATGTAATTTATCCACAAGAAGCTGTTGATAATTTAGAAACTGCTGGGATAGATTCAAATTATACTGCAACATACTATCCTTGGGTTTTAACGAGAGATACTGTTAATAATACTCAAATTTATATACCAGCAACTGCTGAGGTTTGTAGAAACTTGGCTTTAACAGATAACATTGCTTTCCCTTGGTTCGCGGCAGCAGGTTATACAAGAGGTATTGTAAATGCTATTAAAGCAAGAAGAAAACTTACACAAGAAGAAAGAGATACTCTATACAAAGGTAGAATCAATCCAATTGCAACATTCTCAGATGTAGGAACAGTAATTTGGGGTAACAAAACTTTACAAATTAGAGAATCGGCTTTGGATAGAATCAATGTAAGAAGATTGTTACTACAAGCAAGAAAACTTATATCTGCGGTTTCAGTAAGATTGTTATTCGAACAAAATGATGAAAAAGTTAGACAAGATTTCTTAGACGCAGTTAATCCAATATTAGACGCAATCAGAAGAGATAGAGGTTTATATGATTTCCGTGTAACAGTTTCTAATGACCCAGCTGACTTGGATAGAAACCAATTGACAGGTAAGATATATATCAAACCTACTCGTTCATTAGAGTTCATAGATATTACTTTCTACATTACACCAACAGGTGCATCATTTGAGAATATCTAAAAATTGATAATAATAAATGGGGGAGATTTTGTCTCCCCCTTTTTTAATTAAGACATATTTATCGGTATGAGAAATACAATTATTAAATTACTAAGAGAATTAGAAGAAAGAGAGATACCAATGAAGTATTATGCTTTCGATTGGGATGATAACTTAATGTATATGCCAACAAAAATTTATCTATTAGATGATGATGGTGACGAAGTAGGTATGGGGACTGAGGACTTTGCTGAATATAGAACTCTAATAGGTAAAGAACCTTTTGAATACAATGGATTTACAATAGTGGATTTTGCACCTGAGCCTTTTAGAGATTTCAAAGTTGATGGCGATGGTAAATTTTTAAAAGATGTAATGAGTGCTGAATTAGCTAATGATGCTGCATGGCCTGATTTTGTAGAAGCAATTAATAATGGTTCGTTATTCTCGATTATAACCGCAAGAGGACATAGACCATCTACTTTAATGATGGGGGTAAAAAAACTTATAGATTCAAATAGAGGAGGTATAGATTCGGATATGTTATATGATTCCTTAAAAGAAATGAGAATCAATGCAGGTGAAAATCCCGAGGACAAAGAAACTGAAATTATGAAATATCTTAAGATGAATAGGTATTACCCTGTTTCTTATGGGGAAGGGTCAGCAACAAACCCTGAAGTAGCTAAAATTGCAGCAATGAATAGATTCAAACAATATGTTCAAGGTCAAGCTGAAAAGTTAAACTTAAGATTATCTAAAAAGATAGAAAACGAAATAAGAAATAAATTTGTTCCTATGATAGGATTTTCTGATGATGACCCGAGAAATATTAAGGCAATGAGTAAGGGGGTAAAAGATGTTAAAATATTTTCAACACACGGAGGTATTAAAAAGGAATACAAACCAGATGAAGAAGAATTACAACTAGAAACTAGAATAAAAAGAATATTATATAAATTAATATAAAA